GAGCGTCAATTGATCGAACAATTCTGAATCGCCCTGATTCCATAATTCGTCGAAGAGAACGGTCGAAGGATTGAGACCAGCCTGAGTCTTGTATTCAGAAGAGAGAACCCTGAACACCGATCCGAACATCGGCATCTCGATCGCATCGCGATACACCTTCGCGACCTCTGCCAACATCGGCGAGCCCATGATCTGAGCCTTCGCCTCTTGGAAGATGATGCGCGCTTGTTGCTTGTCGCCTGCGACCGCATAGACCTCCGCGCCCGGCTCTGATGCCACCATCGAATAGACGGCTATGGCAGAACCCAGAAGACTCTTGCCCTGCTTGCGCGGCAGACCGATCAACGCTCGTCGATAGCGAAGTCGATGATCATCATTCGTCTCGAAGAGAGAACGAAGAAGCCATCTCTGCCAAGGCGTGAAGACCAGAGGCTTGCCAGCCCTGAATCCCTTCATCACCGTGAAATGATCTTCTGCGAATCGAATCACCTCATCGCCATCGGTCGAGTCGTAGATCTTCGGCGTGAAATGAGCCGGAAGCCACTTAGCCTGCCGACTGCCGCCGCGCCTCGATCCTCGCCCTGAGATTCGAGAGTTCATGATTGTTCGAGGACATCGCGCCGAGATGTGCCCGGTCGGTCGGCGAGAAACCCAATTGCCCGAGCAGAGAAGAGATCTGCCGATCGATCTCTCGAAGAGCGCGACGGTCTCGCCAAGCATCCGCATTCGTCAAGACACGCTGACGCAATTGGATTCTCTCGTCTAGCATCTCGCAAGCGATCAGCACGATCTCGGCATCGAGGTTCGGTTTCAGCCATGATGCGCCAGCCTTCCAGATACCATCCCACATTCGCCTGCCGTAGGCAGTCGAGAGGGGTCGATGCGGTTCGGGCATCTCGAAATGCTCGACGACTGCCAGCAGAGGCGGCGAGGGCAGTCTCCTCTTGCCGGGATTGCCGAGCCTTCTCTGCCGTTCGATCGGTTGGGGCTTGCGCCCCGATCCCTTGCCGCCCATCATTCACCATCCAGAGCCCGACACGATAGCAGAGCCGCCCTCTCTGCCATGCCTCTAATCGCCTCGGAGAGCCCTCTAGGAGCCTCGGAGACGCGTCGAAGAGGCGAAATCGGGGTCTGATAGGGGTCGATCAGAAATCGGGATTATCTGCGGCGATGTGCGAAGAGAGGCTCAGGGGGCAGGAAGCGCATCGCCCCAGAAGAAACACTGCGTGGGCTCATCGCCCTCGCCGTCGCCTCGCCCGGTCGGGTCGCCATGCCTCCCCGGTCTGGCGTGGTCGATCGATGGGCTCTGCCCTCTTGCCCTTGCCTCGTCTGCTATTACACGATCGGTGAGCCGCGAGCAGAGGGCTATCGGGGTCGCCGGGCAAGAGGTGGTCAGCGGTGAATGGATCTGCTTCGCCTCGATTGCCGCCTCCACAGATCCAGCAGATCGTCGCGGTCTCTCTGATCTGCTTCGATCGAGTCTGATAGTCGCGGCGATAATGCTGTCTGCCGATCGATCGCCTCGCCTCCCTCGCCCTCTCGCATGTCGCGCATCGAGGTTCGCCAGATGTGATGATGCCGCAATTGAGGCAGGGTCGAGGGAGGCTCACGCCTTGATGCTACGGCTCGTTGATCATTCGGATCATTTCGGGCGAGCCGACGATCTTCTCCAATTTCTTCATCGCGTCCGCGATCGCCGCCAATTTCTTCTGCTGGCGATCCTCAATCTCTGCCGCCTGCCTCGCCTGCTTGCGAGCCGCGGTGCGGTTCATTCGAGCCCTCTGCTTTCGAGCCTTCGACTTGCGATCTAGTTCGATCAGCCATTCGTAGCCTTCGAGGGCGGCTTCGACCCTCTTCCTTTCCTCGACGATTTCATCTTCGGGAAGATTGTCGAGTTCTGCCTCCATCTCATCGATGCCTCGATTCGCGGCGCACATCAGAGCGTCGAGTCTGCGCTTCGAGATCTTCATCACTTCACCTCCTCGATCTTCTCGAAATGATTCTTCACGACATCGCGGATCTGGCTCTCGATGAGCCAATCGACACCGTAGCCGTATCGGGTCACCGATGAGAAGTCGATCCTCATCTTCCACCGGGTCTCGGTCAGCCATTTCAGAGCCGCGTAGAACATCTCGTCATGCCCTCTGAATCCGGCGCAGTGAATGATCTCATGCGCCAGCGTCTCCCAAGACACGCCCGGCTTGACCGCGATGTGAGATCCGTATGCGACTCCGGCGTAGCCGCTTCTGATCCAGAGTCGCCCATCTCGATCGACAGACCATCCTCTCTTCATGAGGCGAACGATCGGAGGCTTGCGAGTCGAGACGATGCGACTGCCGCGACGACCCCATTCGGTCTCTTGCGGCATCTTCGCGATCATCTTCCAGAGGCGCGCCGTCTCTCTCTTGATGTTCATGCCATGCTCGCCCTCGATCGAATACTTGCGCTTCGCGACTTCTCGCGGCGCACTCATCTTCTTCTCGATGCGCGCCCTCTCGCGGATGCGCTCATTCTTCTTCTTCTGTCGGGCGGCTTCTGCTCGACGCGAACGATGCTGTTCGAGGGCTGGCGCGATCCGCTCGACCAGCCGCCCGGTGTCTGATGAGCATGGCAGGCAGAACCGCCGCACATCATCTCGCCTCGGCTTCGATGGTGCTAAGAGACCATCTCCGCATCGTTCACACTTCCAACGCACTTGCCTCTTCATGATCTACCTCCTCAGGTATGAGACCATCTTATCCCATGTGGCAAGGATCGCCACATCGCCAATAGGCATCGAGGTTTCTAACTGCGGAGCAGATTCATCAATTCTGCGCGAGCCGCCTGATCATCCCTGAACACGCCAGAGAGAGATGAGGTGATCATCGACCCGGTCTTCTTCACTCCCCGGTAGCACATACAGGTGTGAGATGCCTCGATGATCACGCCTGCCGCGAGAGGATCGAGATGCTGATCGAGAGCCTCACGGATCTCATTCGTCAATCGCTCTTGTACTTGTAGCCGCTTCGCGAAGGCATCGACGAGTCTCGCCATCTTCGAGAGACCGACGATCCGCTTCTTCGGGATGTAGGCGAGAGATGCCTCGCCGGTGAATGGGAGCATGTGATGTTCGCAGATCGAGACGAATGGGATGTCTCGCAAGATCACCATCTCATCGACCGATCCGACATCGAACGACTTCGAGAGGATCTCTGCGATGTCCGCCCGGTAGCCCTCGGTCATCTCTCGCCACGCCCTCAGCACTCGCTCGGGTGTCTCGATCAATCCTTCTCTCGACGGATCTTCGCCGATGAATTCGATCAGCCTGACGATCCCATCGGTCGGCGCACCATCATTCTTCTCCCAAGGGAAGACGAGCCAATCATCGATCACTCGGGCATGCGGCGCGAGATGTCGAGGCGAATGCGACTTGATGAATGCGGCATCGGTTCTGAAATCCTTCGCATACGCCGCAAGAGTGCGACCCGAATCGACGAGATCATCGACGACGAGACAATTCCTGCCGAGAGTCGGCTTCTCGATCACCTCGACATCCAAGTATTTCGAGATCATCACCGCCAGAGGTGCGCCGCCTTGCGGCACGCCATAGATCGACGCGATCCGCCCATGCCATCTTTCTGCGATCTTCTGAGCCTGCTCATCTACTTCTCGCCAAGTCAGGTGGTACATCACACACCTCGCTGCGAGCCGTGGACGAGAACTTGGAGTCGAGGCGAGAGACTGATGCCGAGTTCGATTGCCGCCTGCCATGCCCACGGCAATTTCGCCAAGATCTCTTCTCTCGATCTGCCCTCGGGCATCAGCCAGACCTGATGGGTCATCATCTTCGTCTCTTCTAACAAGATTCCGATCTCATGAATGTCTGAGATCTCATTCACGACGAACTTGTAGATCGTTCTCTGCCTCGATGCGAACTCGTCGATCACTTCATTCTTGATCGCCCGATTCCATGGCACGCCAGAATTGATGATCTTGGGTGAGACATTCATCCAGATCTCTTCCGACAGACCTTCGGGAGACATCGTGCCATTCGTCTCGATCTCGATCGTCGTATCGGCGGCGATCAATCGATTCGTCAATTCGATCAGCCCGGTCTTCTGGATGAGAGGCTCGCCGCCGGAGATGACGATGTGATGGAATCTCTCAGCCCATGCGATGATCTCATCGATCGAGATCTTCTTGATCTCTTCGCTCGGCTCGAAGACGATGCCGTTCTTGCCGCGCCAATCCCATGTGTAGGGCGTGTCGCACCATCGGCAATCAAGATTACAGAGGGCAAGCCGGATGAAACCGCATGGTCGCCCGACGAACCTGCCCTCGCCTTGTAGCGTCGGACCGAACATCTCAGAGATCTTCATCATGCGACTCGGCTGATCGATGATCTGGATCGTCTTCATCTCCACACCACGCCTGCCGAATTCGATCGATGCTCTCTGACCGTGACGCGAGACAGCCAGATCTTGCGATTCTTGGATTCGGGCAGATCCGCGAGCCAATTCTTCGTCAGCCCTCCGACGAAATCTGCGAACGCTTCGCATCCGACATTCTCGATGATGACGACCTCTGCCAGATTCGACGATTCGAGGGCGAGGATCTGATCGATCATCGGATCATCTTGCGCGACGATCACCTTGTGATCGAAGAACCGTTTCAGATCCTCTCTCAGGGTCGCGAAACCGCCGAAATCGACGACCCAATTCCGCGCATCGAGGGTCTCGACCTCGAATTCGAGTGTGATCTCGATGGCATAGCCGTGAAGGAATCGACAATGAGATTGTGCTCTCCATTGTCGGAAGACGCAAGAGAAATCTGATGCCGGGAATGTCTTGGCGACGAAATACTTCTTGCTCATCGCCGAGGATCCGCGAAATGAGGTTCTGAGATGTATTCGGTCGGATCCGCCACGCCTGCCTCCGCGAATGCTTCGCGTCTCTCGAAACAAGTGCCGCAAGATCCACAATGTTTCTCGCCGCCCTTGTAGCAAGACCATGTCTCGCCCCAATCGACTCCGAGAGTCTCGCCCAATCTGACGATCTCTGACTTCGATGAATACACGAATGGTGCGCGAACGGTGAAGAACTCATCGATGAACCCCTCGTTGGCGACCCTCAACATTTCTGAGATCGACTCTCTGAATTTCGGGCGACAATCAGGGTAGATGTAGTGATCCCCGGCATGGATCGCCGTCGCGATCGATTTCGCGCCGAGAGTGATCGCCCATCCGGCAGCGATGTTCAGCATGATCGCATTCCTGTTCGGCACGACCGTCTGCCGCATGGTCGATTCTGCGTAATGACCGTCTGGCACATCTCTCGAATGATCAGTCAAGACCGATCGAGAAATCAGATTCGTCACATTGGTGAGATCCACGATCTCATGATCTAGGGCGAATCTCTTCGCGGTCTGCTTCGCGAATCCTAACTCCTTGCGATGCCTCTGACCGTAATCGAATGAGATCATCGCGACATCAAGCCCGAGATCCCTGAGATGATGTACGAGCACGGTCGAATCGAGACCGCCAGAGACCACCGCCACGACCTTCTCGCTCATTTCGTCTCCCTTCGCATCGCCTTGTCTGTCTCGACATAATAGCCAGTGCCGTTGTAGGCATGGAAGATGCCAGACAGATTCTTGTTTCTCGATTGTAAGAACTTCTCATACCTCTGCCACGAGAGGGCGGCGATGATCGAGATGTTGATGTGCCCTTGCGTCGCCTTGTATCGGGCATTCTGGCTGAATTGAGCCGGGTCGAATCCGTAGGATCTGATGATCTTGGCGACGGCGGCGATCTCTCGCGGATTTCCGACCTTCGCCTGATGCCATCGCCTGCCATCGAAGATCATCATGCGCCCGAATTTCGCGCCTGCGACCCACGAAGAAGAATCGACCGAATACCATGGCAGACATTCGATCACCTCCTTGGAGGTCATGCCGAAGCCATGAAATCGCGTGCCGCGACGCATCGTTCTCTTCATACAGGTGGCAGACCATTTCAGGCAAGCACTCCTCGATTGCCCGACCATACCGCCGAGGGCGATGTAAGGGTACATCTCTGCCAGATCGTCGAGATGAGAGAAATCAGAGCCGGTGTGGAAGACCGGGATCGGTGCGAGACCTTCTCGTTCGAGGATCTTCTGATTTCGTCGAGAGGCGATCGCGTCTCTGATCACATCAAGATTGGCGTAGGTCGCGAAGTAATGCTTCCATCGATGAAGCCATTCGGCGTATTCATCGATGCCGACAGGCACGCCCTGAGAGGCGGCAGAATACGCGCCTGAATCGGCGAAGATCATCGGCTTGACGGCGAAATTGCCGAGCAGATCATCGAAATTGATCTTGCGGAAGAAATGGAATGAGCAGAGAATCTTCACCGGGTCGGTCGATGCCTCGATCACGGCTCGATGCCTGATCTTGATGTCGCCGTCTCTCGATGCCATGAACATTGCCGGTGGGTCTCCGATCTTGTCGAGGAAACCGTCGAGGTGCATCGGGAATGTCGCAAGATGGACGATCACGAGATGCGATCGATGATCGATCTGATCTTCTCGTCGTCAGTACCTTCGAGGGCATCCCATTTCGTCTGCCATGCCTCGAATGTCGGTAGTTCGACCTTGATCTTGATGAGGGCATGGAAGCCGTCGATGCCATCATGGACTCCCAGATCGTTGATCACATCGTCGATCGGCGGCGCATTCAGCATCGCGATCAGATCATCGAGATCATCTGTCGAGAAGAGAGAACCTTCGAGCCCTCTCGATGAGGCGGCGAGATCTTGGAGGATCGTGACGAGTTCGGCATCGTCGTATGAGGCGAGATCGTTCGCCTTGTTGTCGGCGAGCAGAATACGGATCGCCGCATCATCATCGACATCGATGATCGTGGCAGAGATCTTCCTCCAGCCGAGACTCTTCGCCGCCTTCCAAGTGTGATTACCGGCGAGGATCTGGCGCGTCGATGCCTGAACTACGATCGGGCGATACTGACCATTCGATTCGAGAGATGTCGCGATCGCGCCGACATCGCCCTGCCGGGCATTCTTCGGATGCGCCGCGATCGAATCGATGTCGATCGTTTCGGTGGCAAGATTCAGGATCGTCTCTCGACCTTCTCTCATGGTCGAGACACTATCAGTCCTCGGATCTGACCGCCAGCCAGAGCAGGATGCCTGTGATGCCGAAGAGCCCGGCAGAGAAGAGAATGTCGATGATCATCATGCCAGATCTGGGTCGAAACGGTGATTGATCTCGAATCGGTTGATCTTCTTGCGAGCCTCGCCGAGTGCCGCTTGTAGCCCTCGGATCTGGGTCAATAATTCGTCGTTCTCATGGATCAGAAGATCGACCCTGACTCGCATCGTCTCTCGTTCCTCTCGCAATTGCTCGATCGATGTTTCCATGTCGGAGACTCGTGCCTGATAGAAGATGATCTCAGCCATCTGTTCGTTGCTCATTTCGCCTCCGATCCAATTCTCGTTGTAGGGCATCGATGACTTCGCATAGGCGATCCGTCTCGGCGATGCCGACGAAGAGGCGGCGAAGAAACATTATCGCATCCCTGAGATCCTTCTGCTTCATCTTGCCTCGATTCGGTGACGGCGCGCCAGCAGAGGGAAGCACCGCATGCCTGAGGAGGGAATGCCCGGCGCGCCGCCTTGATCATCTTAGTGTCTCGTCGAAGAATCCGGTCAAGTGATTCGCCTGAATTCCGTCGATTTCTTCTGGTGGATTGTCTGCGTCGTAGAACGCCAGATCGATCCATCGATGATCATCGGTCTTGACTTCGATGTATGCCGTATTTCGGAATGGCTCGCCATCTTCGATCGAGCATCGAGACAGCCAGATCCGGTAATCGCCGGGCGCGATCCCGGTCTCGATGTGAAGATCACAGACCTGCCCTTGGCATAGAACAGGTAGGGCTTCCAATTGGCATGTGTTCGGGAATTTCGGGGCGTGCGCCCTCGCGATGTATTCCCAAGGCTTCATCGTTCGAGGCTTGATCATCAATTGTCTCGATCGTTCGCCCGATACGCATCGAGCAGAGAAGAGATCATTTCGAGACATTCTTGATCGGTGGTCTCGCCGGGCAGACGAAGAATGTCGATGATCAGATCGACGCATTCGCCTGCCGCCATGTCGATCGGTTCGGTACGATTCCAAGATGATTCGATCACCTCGGTCAAGCGTCGCGAGACCTCGACGATGTCGGTCAGACTGCTGAATGAGAATGTTGCGTCTCGCCCATTCTGATCGGTCATCTCATTTCTCCTTCTTGATTGGATGTTCTTCTCGCCATCTCTTGATGACTTCCTTCTTCGTGTAGTAGAGCCAGAAGTGATAGGGGAAATCATGTCTGCCGTCGCATGGCAGGCGATAGAAGCCTGATGCGGTCGTCTCGATGTCTCTCTCGGTCGGTCTCATGATCGATCTTCTCGCGACAATCGATGCGCCCGGCGGCGAGCCGCCCGGCGATCTTCTTCTCGTTGCCATGATTCATCTCGCAAGATCCAGCCTGCCGCGAAGAATGCCAACATGATGAAGATCACCTCCCAACCTTGTAGTGAGATCCAACTATCCATCTTCATTCTCCTTCCTGATGATGATCAATTGATTGATGTCGATGTCGAGAACGGCGATGGATTCGTTCTCCATCGCCGCGAAGAGCAGATCCCAGAGATCGGTCATCGCCGCCTCGTGATCTTCATCGATCATCGTCTTCATCGGTGAGATGATCATCTTCACCTCGAAGAGCCACCGATCGACATCGACGATGTCTGCCGAGGGCTTCGCCTTGATCTTCCTGCCGGGCTTCTTCTTCATGGCGCGACCGCATCAGAACCGAAGCCGCCGACGATCTGATTGAGCAGATCTTGCGGCGAGAGATGCTCAGTCTTCTTGGCGTGGCATGCCAAGCAGATCCTGCCGGGGAAGACGGCGAGCGGATCGATCTCTGCCGAACATTTCCGACATTCGACCATGCCCTCATCGATTTCCATCATCGCCTCGCCTTCTTCGTCATCTCTGCCTCGACCGGGGAGAGAGTGATGATCTCGCCTCGCGCCGCTATGAAATGGGCTTCGCCCGATTCGGGCTTCGCCATCACGATCGACACCCAGACCGGGCGATTGGCTTCGTTGATCTCTCGGCGCATCAATTCATAGCCTCTGCGCCTCGCCATCACTTGCCAGCATCCCGACATCTTGATCGGATTCGAGCCCGAATTCAGCCAGACATCGCCTCGCAAGACCATGCGCTTCTCTGCCCGAAGTCGATTCCAGAGAGCCGCGAGATTGTCGAATTGGATAATCTCTGCCGCCTGAATCATGATGCGATCTCTTCTGCCGCATCGAAGACCTCGATGATCTCGCCGACCCAGAAGCCTTGTGCTTCGAGATACTGCTCGATTCGCGGCACGCCGAGGAATCGATTCGCCTCATGCTCATTCTCGAACCTGAGAGCCGGATCTAATTCGCGACAAGTGAGAACGCGAATTCTGCCATTCCCCGAATGCCTCTGAACCTTATGAACGAACCCTGCCCTCTTCGGATCGAGATGCCGAAGAATGATCACGCATGATTTCTTCATGATGCCACCACTCTGAATGCCGTCTTGTTGCCGCACAGATTGCCGAGAGCCCTTGCGAACTTGATTGCGCCGCGCTCTGTGTCGCAATAGCGCACGATCTCATTCGTCGCCCGGCGCACGATCATGAATGATTTCTTCTGCCCGATGTTCGTCATGACTGAACCTCGACGACCTTCGCCTTGACTTCATCCTTGATCCAGATCGTCGCCATGCCATGCTCGCCATGAACATCGGCGTAGCCGACGAATCCCATCGTGTTCGTGATGCCGATCATCTTGATCAGGTTCTTCTCTTCGACGGCGATCACCAGATCGCCGCGCTTGACCTTCCAAGTGATCTTGATGCCATTCTTCTTGGCGACTTGATTGATCGCCTTGCCGATTGCCCTTAGTGTTTCCATTTCTCTACCTCCTCAGGTATGAGATCATCATAGGGCATCCCAGAGGGCTTGGCACGCCATGGAATAACCTAATGAAATCAGGGGTTTCTGCGAATCCGGCGATTAGAAGCCCTCAGAATCGCCGTATTCTGCCGACCCTAGCCGAGACCCCATTTCTGCCAGATCTCGCGTCTCCGAGGCTCCTAGAGGGCAATCAGGCGAGATCTGAATCAGAGTCGATCACACCATTCCCAAGGCTCGAATCGGCATGCCGAATGATTCTCTGAGTAATTCATCAGGGCAAGCATCGAACGAAGATTGATTTCGGGATCGAGCAGATCTTCGCAATCATCGAGAATGCCTTGCGCTTGTAGGTATCCAATCGGATTCCACCGATTCTTCGCGCACCATGATCGATCATTCACCTGAGACAAGCCCCAATCCCAAGACTCATCTCGATTCAGAGTCTTGTTGATCTCGCCCGGCAAGCATCGAGATTCGCGATGAATGATCGCCATCACGATCGGCAGATCTTCGATGCTCATCCCGACCTTGATCGCCAGATCATGCCATTCAGGGCATGGCAGACCTTCGATGATTATCGGCGGCGGCGCGATCGTGGTGGTGGTGGTTATCGTCGATGGCAGAGGCACGATGATCTCGATCTTCGTCTCGATGATGCCGGGCGCACCGACCGCCGAAGCCTCGGCAATCATGCCGAGACCGCCGACGATCAGAGAGACGATCATGAATCGGGTTCTCATGTTCGAGATCTCCTTGCCTCACGGAACGCTTCGATAGCCGCCGCCTGATGCTCGGGCGAATAGTGGTCGATCTGCTCGATCAGATCATTCTCGGTCTTGCCGATCAGGGCGAGTGCCGCCCCGAATGATGCCGCGCTTCTGCTGGCGTTCGTCTCGACCTTGGCAGGATTCTCGCCCGGCATCGAATCAAGCCATCGTTCGCCATTCAGCCAAGTCGCCGGGTGCGCGATGAATCGGGCATCGGTGATCGTCTTCTCATAATTCTTGATAGCGGCAAGCAGGGAGTCGATCGTCGGCGCATCATCTCTCGACATCGCCTTGATGAACGCCTTGCGAGCCGCGCCCTTGGCGACCTTGCGAGGGTAGGCAGACCAGAAGATCTCGAATGATGATTCATGACGGTTCTTATTAGAAGAGAGAGAATCGTCAGACTTACCCCATTTCGTCGCCAGACTTACCGCATTCTCAGAAGAGGGCAAGCCAATTACGACATTCTCCCTTCCTCGTTTCAGCCGATAGAGATTCGACCGACCGCGCCCTACGCCGGGCTTCACGATCTCGATCAGATCATCTTCGATCATCTGTCTGATGCCAGCCCGACACCAGACATCAGAGCATCGAGCCTTCTTCGCCAGCGTCGCCACCGATGGGAAGCATTCGCCCTGATCATTCGCGAAATCACCGAGCGCGAGATGAAGCAGAAGCCTCTCACCCTTGTACGGCGAATTCGACCAGATCCAAGACATCCACCTGATGCTCATGACTCGATCACAGCCAAGATCTGAGAGAATTCTCCGAGGGTCATCAAGACGATCCCATCGCTCGATCCATCGGGCATCGCCACCATGGCGAATGGTCTGATGTCTCCGATCGCCTTCGATTGATCAGACTGTGATTTCGCCGCCTCGAACCTTGCCGCGATCGGATCGATCTGCTTGCCCGACTTGATTTCGACCCTCAGCATGCCTCGCCAATGTTCTTCGTGCCGGGTGTTCGCCCCGACCAGATTCAGTTTCTTGCGAGCCCGACGAGCCTTGGAGTCGCCCTTGGCTCGATTCCGCTTGCCTCTCGCCATCGGATCGCCACAGCCCTTGACCCGGCGTCTGCCGCGTCGATCTTCTCTGCCGAGCGTGCCGAAGAGAGGGCATCGATCGGCGAGAGAGCATCTCGCCCGGTCGCCGTCGCATTCGCCCTTACGAAGATCGGTCATGACCCTTATCGAAGATGTGGTAGATCGAGACGCAGTCGATACAAGGGTCTTCGGTCTCTTGCGAATCGATGTAAGCCTTCGTCTTCTCGTTCTCCATGATCGGGAATTGATGACTCCAGCACCAGACATCAGAGCAGAAGCCTCTCGCGATGCCCTCTTCTAGCCATTCTTGGAACGCCCGATTCTTGTCGATCATCTCTTGTGCCTCTGTTGTCTGATCATTCTTCTCTCTCTGGGAGTCTTGCCGCCGAAGATGCCCCAAGCATCGTCGCGATCATCGAGATCCATCGTCAGATCGAGACATTGTGCCTGTACCGGGCAGGTCGAGCAGATCTTGATTGCCTTGGCGAATCGATTCTCGTTGCCGTTCGGAGGGAAGAAGAAATCTGGCTCGACTCCCCGGCATGCCGCACGCCTAATCCAATCCACGCCGATCGATCTTATCTTCGACCATTTCTCTGAGCGCGATCAGATCGCGGTATTCATCGAGATCCAACCTGATCTGATCGAGACCGAGAAAGTAATCGCGCTTACAGTCTGAGCCGAGATGAATGTGCCTCTCGAACATCTTGCGAACCTCTCGACCGATGACGGCATCTCTGCTCGTCTGAGTCTTGATCGGTTCATCGAATCGTTCGCGAACATGGTAGAAATGCCTGAATGCGCCGTCGATGTAAGGATGGCATCGATCCTCATTCTTGATTCGCAAGGCGAAGATCTTGCCCTCTTGATGAAGTTTCGACAGCGTGCCAGAAATCTGCCCATGATGGAGACCGGGGAAGATCCGCGCCAGATCTCGCCAAGTCTTGCCGATCGAACCTGCCTTCATGATCTCAGACCAGATCAGACTCTTGCGATCCGACCAGACACCAGAAATCTTCTCGTATTCGGCTCGATCTCGCGATGCCGGACGATTCACGAAACCGGGATCGAGATCCAATTGATCAGACATCATCGAGTCCATCCGATTCTTCTTCGGTCGCCGGGCGAGCCGTCAGCCAGCCGCCTGTCGGCGCGTCATGATGCGAGAGAAGAGCCTTGATGTGATCTTCCTTCACGAAGCCCCTGAGATGCCATTCGCCTCTTACAGTCATGCCTTCGAGCAGATCGGCTGGATTCTTGGCGATGACCCATCCTGACGCTGTCCGATTCCATAACGGCAGACCATCGATGCGCCACCACCAAGTCTCTGCGGCATCGAACAGAGGCTTGATCGCCTCTGCCCACATCATCAGAGTGTCTTCCCCACAGTCGCCCAGACATTCGGGCGATGGCAAGAATGTATCGGTTTCTCCGTCATAGATCGCGCATGAACAGAGATTCGATAGATCGAAATCCCATCCAATTTCGAGATGGTCGAGCATCATGACGCACCACCTTGATCGAGAAGATGCTTGATCAGAGCCGACGCATCCTTGGATGTGAGATCCGACATCGATTCGATGTATTGACCGATGAAGTCCGATGCGTAGCCGCGCTGATCCGCGATCTGTCTCTCGCGCATCAATTTCAGAATCAGGTTCTTCTGCTTGTCTGACGCAGAACCGGGGAGGATCTTCGTCACCTTGCCTGATTCGACCTTGGGTGATTCGACCGTGGCTTCCGCCGGGCGAGGTTCGGTCTTCTGCGTCTGACGATTGCGGATTTCTTCGACGCTCGCGATCTTCTGCGTATCTGCCGCGAGAGCCGCGACGATAGCCCGACCCCACGCCGAAGTTTCTGCGTTCATCAATTCTGAATCGATCGTGAAATTCGATTCGCCGGGGAATTTCTCCCATGCGATGCCGATTCCGGGTCGGGGATCCTCGGGCGATCGGTATGCCGCCGCCGCATAGACGACGAAGATCCTCTCTTCGCCGCCGACTTCGATCGTCAGCATCTCGAATGGCTTCTCCCGATTGGCAGGCTGTAGTGAGCCGTTCGGATACAGGCTTCGGAATTGCCTGATCCTCTCTGCCACATCCACATAATTCTTCATGTCGAACATTTCATTCTCCTTCTCTCGTTGATTGATGTATGCCCTCGCCTCCGATGTCGGCGATGATCTTGGAATCGATCATCTTGATCTTCGGAGATGAGAGATGTGCGATGCCTTCGCGTCTCTTGACGATCGAGATCGCCTCGGCGGCATCGGTTGCCCAGACGATGAATGTTGATGTCGAAACGACGATGTGCGATCTCATGGGCGATCGACCTTGTTCACCATGACCCGATAGGGCGAACCGATCTTCGTGAATTTCTCGACGATCTCCGGCATCTCTTCGACGAGCCGCGCCTGATCGAGGATCGACCTGCCCTTGCGTTGTTTCCATGAGACGACCTCTCGCCCGGCATGGGTCGCGGTCGTCGCGTCGAGCATCATTCTCGCGAGCGCATCCTTGGCGAATTCTTCGTCAGCCTCAGCCTCCTTCTTGCGCCTCGTCGCATCATCCCACATCATCAGAAGGTCGATGCCCTGCTGCCCGATTTCGATCGTCTTCTGCGGATCTGCCGGAAACATCTTGGCGATGTGAGATGCCGCCATCTCAGAGATGTAGGGCTCGATGCGTCGATCATCGAGAGCATGCCCTAATCGGGTCGCCTCTTGTACGAGGGCATTCATCATGTCTTCGCGATAGGGGATCTCGATGACTGAGATCTCCAATCGACGATCGAGCGATACCAGCCAGACCGCCTCGGCATGGCATGCCCATCTCTGAGCGGTTGTCTGCCAGAGCCATTGTTCAGGCACATCATCGATGCCCTCGATCGCGAATTTCTGGGTCGTCTTGGCTTCGACGATGATTCTCTCGGTCTGATTCCAGCCATCGAGAGTGGCGATGAATCGGTCTCGACCGAACATCACATCGGGTGTCTCGAAATTCAGGCGGATCTTCTTCGCCGCTTCTTCGATCAAGATCGCCTCCATGAGATTGCCGAATCTCATCGCCGGGGTCTCGACAGAGGGCTGAGAGCCTGCCATCTTCCGCAGGATCAGATCCGATCTTGTCTCATACATCGACCTGTCGAGAATCGATGCCGATTCGCTCGTGCCGAATCTGACCCTGCCCATCGCATCACGATCCCGAAGATCGAGCCATGCTTGCGAGCCATGTTGGGGCTTCGGGATTCTCTCGATGTTGTCCGCGTGCTTCATCTCATTCTCCTTCTCTCGTTGATGAAATTACTTGGAGGGTGTATCACGGTTCGCGGATCTCTCGAATTCTTCGATCTGCTCATCGATCGCCGCCCTGAATGCGAATTGATCGAACCTCTGATTCTGCTCGGCGAAGAGATCCTCCAGATTCTGCTGGATTGTTCTGATGCCGGGCGAATGCGGCTCGATGAATCTCAGACAAGCCAAGATGTGAGCCCATTTCTCGAAATGCTTCTTGGAGACAGTCATGATTTCGCCGCCATAGTCACGATGATCCTGCCCTCCTCGTCGGCGAGAACGATCTTGCCCTTGCGCCAGAGATGACCGCGCTTGCCTTCAGTCTCGAAGCAGGCGAGAGCCTGCCAGATCGCATCAGAATCGTCGGGTGCGCTGATGAGCCTCACTATCGTCTGCCCCCATCCAGAAGCGGTCAGCCGATAGTTCTTCATGAGATCCTCACCTCATAGAGATCATCGATCTTGATCAGCCATTCTCGGTAGCCCCGGTAATCAAGACCCCAGAATTCGAGCCAGCCTTGCCCGGAATCATCCTTGGTGATCTTCATGATTTCGACTTGATCGAATACCGATCGGTCGGTCTCGAATGTGATCGCGGACGGACAATTGTCTGCCTGCCATCTCTTCACGCGGCGCATCTTGTCGATCGAGAATGGTCTCGAATGAATGCCTCTCATGACTGCCTCCGATCGAGATCTCGCTCCTGCTTCGGGTTGCGGATCTCCCATTCGCCGCGCTTCTCGCCGGGTCGGAAATAATCGGGTCGATCGACGATGAATTTCCTGATCGTCATGTGAGCCACCTGCCCGACCTCACACAATTTCTTGATCGAGACGATCTGATACGGATTCGCATCGAGCCATTCGATGAGAGCCTTCATCACATCATCACGCTTGCGCTTGCGCTTCTTCTCGACGATGACCTTGCCGCCCTCATCGATCTGGATCTGCTCGCCAGCCTCGATCACCAGCCGGGCGATCAGATCCTCGGCGACCATCATCTGTCGAAGATGCGAGACCAGAGCCCTCGACCGATCCCAATACTCGACGCAATACCGCGCACGGATCTCATCAGAAATCTTCTGAGCCTGCTCTCTCGGAACGAGATTCGCCGCACCATGCTCGGCGATCGCCTGATCCCACATCTCTCGATGCTTGATGTCGATGCGCTCGCTCATCTCAGACCCCTCGAACGAATGGCTTGCGAACGAAGCCCTTGGGAAGACGCTTGGCGCATTCGCTACCGACCGGGAAGAATCCCTGTGAATCGGTGATCTCTGCGTCGGTCTCGACGAGATCGCCATCCACGCTCATGTGAACGAGATGCGCGTTCTCTTGCGCCTTCGCGCTCATCTTGCGACCGCACAGATGGCATCCGACATTGTGACGCGCATCATGCCGACTGCTCTTGGCATTGTTGTCTCGTTGATCGATCGAGAGTTGCCACTCTGATCTGGGAATTCTTCGGACTTCATTCATCTCTGACCTCCTCAGGTCTTCGATCCGAGACCATCTCGGATCGATGAGATCAATCTATCCGACCCGAGAGGGCATGGCAAGCGTATCGAAATGCCCTTGTTTCATGGGCTTATTGCGAGATCGTCGCCGTCGCGACCGGCGATCGACCCCACCGACGCGGAGAAGGGAAACGCATCAGCATCGGCAACGATAGCCGACGAAATTCAGAATGTAAGAATCTGTTTCACCATCTCGACCGGGATACAGAGAACCGAATCGATGCATCCATCATTCGTCATCGATTGCGCCAGAACAAGATGCCCTTGTTTCCGATCTGGCAGAAGCCAGCCGAGAGATTCGACGATGACCGGGGATCCAGAAATGTCTTCGATCTCGTGCCAGCCATCTTCGAGAGAATGGGCATCATGCCAGATCACCACGACTCGGGCGAATTCAGTCTTCATCGTCTTCTTCTCTCGAATCACAGATGACGATCTTCGCAATCAGACATCGACACATCTCTACCAGCCTTCTCTCTTGCGATCTTGGCAGAAGATTGGCGCATGAATCGTGATGCCTCTCTCTGGCGTGACGATCAGCATCGCCTGCTGAGGCGGCTCGAACGCGAAATTATTGATCGCGGCATACTCGTCGAATCCCTTCATCGAGCCGTTGATCGTCAGAGTCGGCGTGCTGAGATAGGAATGCCAGTGACCCATCATCAGAGAATCGAAGCCTGATCCCATCGCCTGATGATTCTGTTGCTTGCGAGCCCGAAGCCGCATGATCGGAGGATAGATACCGCCGATGCCGCCGCCGCCATTCACCTGATCGCCATGAGTGATGAGAAGCCCGGTCGAATAGACCTTCGCCAACGCATCGGCGGATTCGGGGATCTGGAAGGTAATGCGCTTATCTGCCGAGAAATGTCTCTCGATCATCTTGGCGATCAGCCAATCGAAATTCGTCTTGGCTCGCAATTTGGCGCGAGGCTTGCGAGTAGTTCGACCATGATTCCCCATCACCGAGACGACATGGCATGATCCGAATTCTTCCGTCAGAAGCCCGATCGCAGCACCGATCTCTTGCGCCCAGAACAACACCGAAGAGAGCATCGTGTCGGCATTCGTCTGGGTCAATTCATCATGGATGTCGCCGCTAAGAATGTCGCCGCCGAGAATGACCATGATGCCCTGATACTCGATGCCTGCCAGATAATGTCTAGCCATCTTGATCAGATTGACCGCCCATTTCTCCAAGCGCATCGAGGCGATCTCCCGATTGTAGGCATTCAGACCGTTAATCTCATCGGGATTCACCATCTCGTCGAAATGAGTATCTGAGAGCATCGCCACCAAGGTCGCCGCCGAATTCTTCGGCTTCTTGGGAGTCAGCCATTTCGGCGGTTCGATCATGGAACCTTCGATCTTCTCGATGAGGGCGAGAGCCTGCTTCATCGCATCAAGTTCGGTCGAGAGCCGCATCTTCTCCTTCTGGGCGATGTCTCGTTCTCGCTTGATCCTCGCCAATACGACCGCCGCCGATTCAGCCTGATCGTCGCGTATCTCATCTCTGATGCCCATCAAGCCGACTCCGAAGCCGCTATCAATTCGCGGCGATACTCTGCCACCCGGTCGTAGCCGATCTTGATGCCTCTCTTGTTCAGCACCCGATGGATAGAAGAGGATCGGATCGTCGGGTCGAGCAGCGCGGCGATCAGATCGTTTCGATCCTCCGAATCCAATTTCGCGAGGATCACTTCGAGAGCCTTCTGCCGAGGCTTGTGATCTTCATGGATCTCGTCGAGTAATTTCCCCATGCCATAACTCCTTCTCATGATCGTCGATGTGCTTGTCTAATTTCGCATCGACCCTACCGATGCCCTTGGCGATTCTGAACAGAGTCGCCTGTACCTCGGCATGATCCTTCTTGTTCTCCTTGCGTCCGGCATGAATCATGGCGACGATGATTGCCCCGACCGTCGAAATCGCACCGACGATGATCGCCGCAATACCTGAATCCATGACGCAACCTTACTTCGTCGATCTCTCGATCCGCCATTTCTCGATCGCTTCGACCGGGCGATCACCCTCACAATAACGAAGATGCCATGGCTCACTCTGGATCTCCCAAGACCAGCCGAATCGTTCGGCGTTTGCGAGCATCCATTCGAGTCTCTCGCCGCTCGCCGACCAGACATCGACCGCCAATCCCAAGCCATGATTACTCGTTCCCGGCGATGCGAGAGGTGCGCCCTGTCTGAGATACCAGATCTCAGAATTCCATGTCCGAGTCGATGCCCCGGCGATCGCCTGTCTCTGATACCTCGACAAGAATGCCGCCTTCTGTTGATCGAATGATCTGTAAGCATCAGCCTGAGAAGTGGGCTTCATCGGTCTGATTCCGTCACGATGAGCATGCCATCTCATCGCATGCCAAGCATCGGCGGCGACTCGATGAAGTCTGCCGAATGGCTTGATCGCCACCAGAAGCCCATCGTCGAGCCTGCCATTCTCGACAACGCTCAGATCGGCTGGAAGCCTCACCGGGCGAACAGGCAGATTCATTCAGATCCGCGACCGAATGACTTGTCGTTCGGATTGATCCATCTCATGAGAGGCGGCAAGACCGAGATGATCGCCGCCTTGACCAGATCGTCGAGATCGAATTCTCCGGTTGCGACGACCGCCGCGATCGCAGTAATCACGACTCTTAGATACGATGCGAGCATCGCCTTCTGTTTCTTATTCATCGTCGGTTTCTCCTGTCGTTGTCGGTGATACGAACACATCGTTCACCGCATCATAGGTATCCCCTATGCCTGCGTACTTGCCACGAAAGTTCGCGTT